ATACTATTACTAAAAGATTATTTATATAATAATAAGGGAATATATACACATAAATGCACCCGTAAAACGCGTAAAACGCCTATACGCCTTATAAGAGTTTTATGGTTTATGGTTTACAATTCGTCAAAAAACGGCCTTAACGAATTGATTTGCAACGCGTTAAACGAGAAACGTACTCTTTTTTTATGGTTTACACTTTGTTTCGTTGTGAAGCAATGGAAATATTTTTGGTAGTTTGGAATTTATTCGTATGTTTGTGGCAAAGATTTAAACCATGGGGGCACCAGCAGGAAATAATTATTGGCAATTCAGGAACAAGCACGGGCGGAACCACAAGTACACCCCGGAAGCTTTTTGGGAAGAGGCTGAAAAGTATTTCGCATGGATGGCCGAAAGGACTTGGGTAAAGCACGAGGCGATTAAGTCGGGTGATATGGCTGGGGTGCTGATAAAGATACCGACGTCTACACCTATGAGTCTTGAGTCGTTCTGTTTGTTTGCAGATATTGACCGCCAAACGTTTTTGAATTATGAAGAGCACAAAGATTTTGTCGAAGTCTGTTCGCGTATACGCTCAGTTGTTGAGCTGCACCAGTTTGAAGGCGCAACCGTTGGCGCATACAACCCGAGCATAATTGCACGCAAGCTGGGGCTCACTGATAAGACCGACGTAACTACGAACGGCGAAAGTATCAACGTTATAAACTTGGGCGGCGGTGCTAAACCTTAGGTATAGTTAAAAATAATTCTTACTTTTTTGCAAAAATAGTTTTGTAGTTTGGAATATTGGTGTATATTTGTACTCAGATAACAACAATTAAAGTATCAAAACCATGGCAACAGCAGGCAGCATAATCGAGTACGAAGGAAAAGATATATTAGTAAATAGCGATAACACCTTTACCGCTTACTATTCTAAATATTCTGCCAATCTTGTTAAGGACTTCAAAAAATTAGAGTCTGCTAAAAAGCAAATAGATAAATGGCTTGCCTAATGAACTGGATAAAATTTAAAAAGTTATTTCCTAACATTTATGAAGAGGTTAGAGCCTTCGATGCTGAAAATATAACCGTAGATAGTAAAGATTTGATTATAAAATATTTGGCTTCTAAAGGCGTGGCCGAGCCGCTACTACTTATACCTGCCCTATCAAAAATAAATTCTATCCATGGAGCTGCTGCCAAAACAGAATAGCGCTGTTTACTATCTCAAGGATAAAACTACAGAAGAGATTTTATACGGTGGCGCAGCTGGCGGAGGTAAAAGCGCATTGGGCTGCCTTTGGCTAATAGAGCAATGCCAAAAATACCCCGGCACCCGCTGGCTAATGGGCCGGAGCAAATTAAAATCCCTTAAGGAGACTACACTCAATACCTTTTTTGAATTGGCAACGCTTTTAAAGCTGGGGCCGCAATTCAAATACAACGGGCAGGACAACATTATCAACTGGAATAATGGCAGCCAAATACTTCTTAAAGATTTAATGTTGTACCCAAGCGATCCAAACTTTGATAGCTTAGGCTCGCTCGAGATTACCGGCGCGTTTATTGACGAGTGTAACCAGGTAACCTATGGCGCGTGGCAGATAGTGAAGAGCCGTATACGTTACAAGCTAACCGAGTACGGGCTAACGCCTAAAATGCTGGGAACCTGCAACCCTTCAAAAAACTGGACGTATGCCGAGTTCTATAAACCCGCAAGGGGTAAATCGCTTGACACGCACAGGCGCTTCATACAGAGTTTACCAACCGATAACCCTCACTTACACCCCTCTTACCTGCAATCGTTGCTCAGGCTTGACAAAAACAGCCGTGAGCGCCTTTACTTCGGCAACTGGGAGTATGACGACGACCCCGCAACACTTATCGACCATGACAGCATAAGCGATTACTTTGTGCAAAGTCTGGCAGAGTGTCATGTAAGGCCCGAGGGCCAAAAGTATATGACTATCGACGTGGCCCGTAAAGGCAAAGACAAAACCGTGATACGTGTGTGGCATGGGTGGGTAGTGATACACCGCTTTGCCCTGGCGGTGTCAACTATACCGGAGACAATCGCAGCGGCCCGTAAGCTGGCAACCGCTAACGGCGTACCACTGGGTAACATTATTGCAGATGAAGACGGCGTAGGCGGTGGTGTGGTAGATGGCTTGCGCTGCAAAGGCTTTGTGAATAACAGCAGCCCTCTTGAAATGCTGGAAGGTACCGTTTATGTTAAGCCTAACTATGACAACCTTAAAAGCCAGTGCAGTATTAAAATGGCAGAGCTAATCGCTGATAAGCTGGCCGCTGAAGTCTGCGAAGATAGCGAGGTACAGCGTATCACTTCAGAGGAAATGGAGCAGGTAAAGCTGAAAGATATCGACAAAGACGGCAAGCAGGGCGTAATACCGAAGGATAAAGTTAAAGAGCATATAGGCCGCAGCCCTGACGAGTGGGATAGCATTATGATGCGCTACTGGTTTGCCTTGCGTAAAAACTATACCGCTAAAGTTCGGGTAGGAAACAGGTAATTAAAAATAATTTTTACTTTTTTACAAAAATAGTTTTGTAGTTTGAAATATCGGTGTATATTTGTACTCAGATAACAAGGCGGCCCGCCTATCAGGGCTAATTCTTTTCGTTATGTTTTTATCTTTCGTTTCTTCTCGTGTTGCTGCTAACGGTGTATCGTACAACCTTATGTTTGACAAAGGTTTTAATCAGTACGCTGTTTGCAATCAGGCGGGCGTTACGCTGTTTAAAGCAGAGAGCGAAAGCCTTGCCGCATATGGCATTAGACTTATAGGTAAAGTAGATGTTTTCGGGCTTCTGCTTACCGAAGAGGGATTTAAGCACTATTGCGGGAAACCCTATATACAGGCGTAATGGATTTAACTTTAGAGCAATTTTGCAAAAAGGTACGGGCGGTAAGGTTTGTAGAACGAATACAAGTAACCGCCCAATTTAGCCACACAAGGCAGTGCGGACTTACTTACTTTGTTTACGTCTGCACCGATACATTAGAGGTTATAAACCCGTTTACTAAAAAGCATTCGGGTAGAAAGTATAAAAGTTTCAGGAGCAGCGTGTTCTCCGACGACGCTAAAAAACAAGCATACGATTACATTAAAAGCTTCTCCCATTGAAAAGTCCAACCTTAAAACAATACTACGAGAAACCTACAGCCCTTTACACGGGGCTGTTTTCTGCTTTAAAACCTAAGAACGGATTTGCAGGGCAGCTACTCAACGTAAACGCTATGCCCTATATCAATACCCGGCACTGCTTAAAACTATTGCAGCGGCCTACGTTAGAGGCAGCAAAGGAATTGTTTGATGTGTGCTACGGGTATGCCGTTAAGCCGAATATACTTGAACGCCTTAAAAGGCAGGAACCTGAGAAAATAGAAATACCTGATAATGTATTTTGGAGCAGGCCGGCTATAGAATATTTTCAGGCTAAAGCATTTATTATTCAGGAATTTACTATCTTAGCCGAGCAGGAGCAAAAGCTATTTGCTAGCAAGTCAGAAGACGAAGAGCTTTGGCGGCGTGCAGGTAGCGATCGGCTAAAGCCTATGAGCGATATATTACCGCTGGTTAACCTGGGTAAGCTGTTTAGTGCGTATCCTTTTGACCTGGGCCGCAAGCCATACGGCGAAGTGCTTAACCTGCTCGTAGCCGTTAAAACACAAAGCGAAGTAGAGCAGGATTTTTATAAACTTAAAAACAGTTAAACCATGATATTTGTACCTTTTGGCGTTAATATACCTGAGCAATGGCTAAGGCACGGGCTGCTATCAAACAGAGATGCAGCTTTCGTATTAAATAATATAGCGTTCCTATGCAGGACATAGTAAGAATATTGCAGGACATCGCAGAAGGCCGCGGCCTTGAATACCACTACGGTAAGAAAGCTGCTTTGAATATACTTGACGGCACGCTCAATGTTGATAAAGTTTATATGCTGCATGAGTACACGAACCGCAAAAGCGAATACAATCAAACCGGTACAGGCATAACCGCGGTAACGTATGAGGGTAAATTCTTTTTGGTAAAGCACAGCAACCTGGACGCACCGATATTCAACGAAAACGGCAATGAGCCTATAAGTAAATATACTTTGAACATCGAGCCGTTGCTTACCTTGTTTGGTGAAATAGGGAACCAGCTGGCCTGTGATAGTATCGCAGTAACGCAATGGGACTGCGTAGACATAACCGACGCGCTCGATGCTAATTTTGACGGGCTGCTGATCATCTACCGTATGCGCATAGAAAGTACCTACATACCGGCTACCGGTGGGGGTGGAAATCCTGGCGGGGGGAGTAGCTTACCAGTAATAACAAACAGCGATACTGGTAATTACTTTACAGTGGGTACTGAGTTAAATTTACAAATAACAGTAAACGCTAACGGGCATACCGTAAGCGGGTATAATGCCAGTAATTTACCGGAGTACTTAGGTATAGATACGGCGACCGGCTTAATCACTGGCACGCTGCCCGACACCGAAGACAATGTAACTTTCGGGTTGCAGGTGCTTTATGATGGCGGGCAAATAACTAAAGGTTATAATTTGCAGGTAGTAGCTTACGACGTGAATACGCTTTCACCCCCGTATAACCCTGAAGTTACAAGCTACAACACGGTAGGCGTTAGCTTCATATATGAATACGATGTACAACATTACGCACCGGGCTATGAGCGTTTAGAGTTTTTCATAGATGGCGAACTGTATCGTACTTTTATCGACGGCATGCCGTTCGATATAAACCAGGCAGGGCATAAAGCTGACCTTATGCAGCGGGTACCGCCTTTACCGGTGCTTACCCCTTTTGAATTTAAGTGTAGGTTTAAATCACAGTCGGGAGCGTACTCAGCTTTTAGCGAAGCGCTTATGATAACCATACCGCAGCCCTAATGCAAACCGCTGACGAAATATTATTTGATAGCTTCGAGGCTTTACGCCTCAAGCTAATCGAAGCATACGATGCTAAGGGCATGCGATCAAGCGGCAAATGGGCTGACAGCCTTGAAACGGTTGTAACTGAAAAGATGAACGGCGGTTACCACGCTTCGGTATTAGGCTTACCCTACTCGCAACAACTTGAAACGGGTAGGCGGCCAGGTAAACAACCGCCGAGCAGTGTAATTATGCAATGGCTAATTGATAAAGGCATAGCAGCACGCCTGCAGGGCGAAATAAGTATTACAAGCCTTGCATTCCTTATAGCCCGTAAGATCGGCAGGCAGGGGTGGAAACGTGAAGAGTACGGCGGGGTGGAACTTATAAGCGAAGTAGTAACCGCTGAGGCAATACAGAAAATAATAGACTCGGTAAGCGCAGCATACCTGCCAACCCTTACCAGCGATATAGTACGACACTTAAAAACGGCAGCAGCATAATGGCAATAATTTTTATAGACGCACTAAACCCAGATACGTTACGATGGGTATATAATAACCAGGTATTCCGTTTTTACGAAGACAGCGGCACGCCTGCGAAATACTGCGACGTTACGAATGCAGGTTTTACCGTGCGGCTATACCCTGCGCCCGATGGTTCGTTTTACATAAACCTTAAACCGTTCTTAGCGGCCTACGCCAATACTGAAAACTTTGAAGACAATGTAATACCTGACCTCGACATTGAAGAGGCAGACAGCTTTGTATACAATGGTGCGCCCGGGTTCTACAATTCAGAAATATACACCTTCACCATAACTTTAGAAGACGACACCGCCGAGGGCTTCCCGGCAACGTTTACGTTTCTGACCGGTGCGCAGCAGATAGGCCAGTACAAGGCGCTGGATAAATCAGAGCTGCATGTGCTTACACCGTTATCAGGTTTAGACACAAATACAAATTATGTAAAGTACTGGGAGGGCTACCCATTTGACTTGCCGGTGTACACACCCGAAGACAATATTTTTATTTACAATAATACGAACCTGCTTTCTGCAGCATTCTCTACAAATAATTATTATCTTTGTCGACTGTTTTTCAGTGACGGCCGTACAGACGAAACGATTGAGGAGTTCCTGCCACTTATCATGGGGCAGAACCAGCTTACTATAAATCATTTTGAATTGGGCGGTGTTACCGATAAATTCCTGACCGTTGAGAAAGTGCCGCACCGTTGCGGGGTTTACTTTAAATTCCTTAACCAGTCAGCAGGCTTCAGCTATTGGCTTTTTGAAGACACGGCGGCTATCGACCGCAGCACTAAATCACTGGGCGACCTGTACAACGATTTCGATAATATCCAAACCACACGGGCCCGTAGCTTGAATATTGGGCAGGCGGTGCAGGATACGATAAGAGTAGTAACTGAGATACTTACCGAGCAGGAGGCCGCTATCGTTAGGCAGATACTTGACAGCCCTAAAATTTACATGTTTACCGGCGCACCGTTTAGCCGCAATGGCAAATATGACTGGCAGGAGGTAACCCTTAAAACTACATCGGCACGGGTGAAGGAGTTTAAAAATAATAAATCGGTTTTCGCCCTTGACTTTGATTTGCCGCAACGTGATACCGTTACCTTATAAAAATAAGTTTAGGTTTATTACAAAAATAGTTTTATATTTGCGTATAATTTAAAAGCAAAAACCATGGAAAATACATTAGAAAATAAAGCACGCTTATTTGCACAATACTTTAACCAAGAAGTACGAGTATGGAAGGAAAAGCCGGATTTATTATGCAATGTCGGTTATGCTGCCCTACAAAAAGAGGCGCTACCTTATAGCCATATTGAACTCACCCCGCTATCACAAATTACCGATGATGATGCTATTGAGGTGGCTAAATACATGGGCTGGGAACAACCAAAAGAACGTGAGGATTTTAGAGAAATAAGAGACCAGCTTATAGTAAAGATAAGACACAATTGGGTTACATGGGTTTGTGTGGACTACCTACGCTCAAAAGGCTACGCCTTGCCCTACCAAGATGCACCAGTTGAGCAGCAAATAGCTTACGGCTGGATTAAACTTAAACCGAAAGAATGATACTCTACCTAAACGGCGTTAAGGCCGAGCTTGCACCAGGCACAGTAATTGCGCAGACTAAACAGGTTAATAACCTTGCGTCGATTGATACGCGGCAGGCCAATTTCACGAATACGTTCAAACTCCCTAAGACGGCAACCAATACCCGTATTATGGAATATATGGCTATTCCCGGAAATACTACGCTTATACCTTACAATAAAATACTTGCAAGCCTGTATGCTGAAAGCGGCGAATGCTTTATTTATAATGGCCGGGCTATTGTTACCGATGCAGGCGAGACTTACGACGTTGCGCTGGTAGACGGTATTGTTGATTTGTACAAGGATATAGAGAATAAGGCCCTGTCGGATTTAGTATTGACCGAGATAAGCCACAGCAAAGATGTAGATACAGTGGTGGCCAGCTTTACCGCAGGGCTGCCCTACCTTTACATTTTGGCAGATTACAACGGCGACCCCGGCGACACTACCCCCGAAACAGGATTGCCACAGGTCAATATTGATTACCTTGTGCCGAGCGTTAAAGTGTCGTGGTTGTGGGATTTGGTAATGTCAACTTTCGCCGTTACGTATTCAGGCGCGGTATTCAGCACCTTTAACTTTCAAAACCTTTGGCTTACATTTCCTAAAGGCTTAGGCACAACAGGTGAAAATGACCATCCTGTTTTCCATAGCGACGACTACGCCTTTCAAAGCCCGAACGTAAACGGCTATTATTACGCAAAGGTAAACCTTGCAGACCTTAACGAGCTTAATGCCGTAATAGAGAACCGGCATTTAAAAGTTGCCTCTACCGGTACGTACCGTTTTGAGCTTAAGGGTACACTATACGGAACACGTACGCAGGGCAGCACCCAGCCACAGCCGGCGCACATTCGTATCGTTAAAAACAGTGAGGGCTTAGACCCGTTAGCGGCATGGGCGAACGGAGCCTTGACACAGAGCAACTACTACGTATTTGGTTCTGACGCTGACAGCCTGGCGTATGGCCTTGAATTTGAATTGAGTTCTGCCCCGTTCCAGCTTAACGAGCTTGACAGCGTGGCAGTAGTTATTACAAGAGGCGTAGGCGAAACAGGCAGCTACATATTAAATCCCGCGGACGACAACGAGCTCGAGGTTACCCTTGTACGCGTTGACCCTAACATAATTGACTTTACCCTGGCCTTTACAGATTTCAGTATAAAGGACTTCATTAACGAAATAGTGCAACGCTTCGGGCTTACGCTGTTCAAAGATAAGTACAGTAAAAATTACGAGTTCCAAACGCTACAGGAGGTCCTGCAAAATACTAACGTCGTGGACTGGTCAAAAAAATACCACGGCAAAGACTCCGAGGCCTACGCCTTTGGCAGTTATGCACAACGTAATTTTATGCGCTACACTTACAACGACAAAGAGGCAAGCCATAGCGATGCGTTTATTCAGGTAGATAATGTAAACCTTGCCGATAGCCGCAGCGTACTGCAAAGTAAGATATACAGCCCCGAGCGCCAGCGTACCACGTATATAGGGCAGGAGGGTAATGTTTACAAGTTGTGGGATAAAGAGGTTAAAGAAGACGACACTATAAATTATAAGCAACTCGATAAGCGGTATTACCTTATGCGGGCGGACCATGTAAACGATACACCCATAAATATATACTCGCATGCGTTAGGGAATTCTATCGAGGTTACGGCCTACTACCGTGAAAGTTTTTTGGCCCTGAGCTTTACAGATATTAAGGCGGCATACTATAACCCCCTTGCGGCAATACTTGACCGTACGCAAATTGTTACGGCATACCTTTGGCTAACCGATGCGGACATGGTGCCGTTCGACTTTAAAAGCCTTATCTATATCGAGCAACTTTCAAATTATTATTTGGTAAACGCGATACAGAACTACGTCCCGGACAAGGTAACAAAAGTTGAATTGGTGCGGGTGCTGTATTCAGACACCCCTGTGTTGGCAAACGCTATTGTGCTAGTAGGCATTGCTAAGTTTGCAGACCAGCCTTCAATAGCGGTAACCTTTACAAAAGATTACGACGGGGGTACTTTAACGCTAGAGCGTTCACTGGATAACGCAACGTGGGCAACTGTAGCCGCTGCGGATTTAGGTACCGTGTGGGGGCTTGCACTCGTAACGCCTTACCTAGGCACCGGCCTAAACTATTTCAGGATAAACGATACTGCAAACACAGTACTTTCAAACAGTCAATCCATACTACTATGATAGAGCAATTGCGCAGGGCTGCCCCTTTTATACATTTCGGTTTTGGCGTTGTAGAAATCCCGGATATTGACGCGGATAGTATAATCGATGTTTGGCAGGACACGATTTATAATAATGCCTTTTATACAGTATCAGTGTACGCCCCTGACGCGGTTGTGCTATCTGCGGAACTGGGGCGCATACGGTTACAGTTCCCTACTTCGGGGGTTACCACGATTAAAATAATAATCGAGAATACCGCAGGTACCTTAAATTTAGAAAGTAATATGCTACCTTTGGGTGTAAAATAAAATCCTATGGCTGAGAAAATAGAAATTGCCGCGCTCGATATTGACGCAAGCCTGCTCATACAATCCACTACGGAGGTAGGTAAACAGATTACCGACCTGCGGGCTAAAATGAAAAGCCTTCGGGACGAGGGCAAACAAAACACCGTTGAGTATACCGTTTTAGGTGCGCAGGTTAAGAACCTGTCTAAAGACTATAACCAGCTTAACGGCGTGGTGCAAACCCGTATTACTACCGATGGCAAATTACTTTCGGTTGAGCTGGCTATGGAGAAAGCCCTTAAAAGCCAAAATGTAACCACTAAGGGTGCGGTAGACAATAACAAAGAGCTTAGGCAGATACGCCAAAACCTTGACGCTACAACCGTATCAGGTGCGGCGGCTATTGCTAAGCTCAACGCGAAAATAAACGAGAACTCCCAATTCATAAAAGAGAACGGCGACGCTAATGAGCAGCGCATAGCGGGGATAGGGCAATACAAAGAGCAAATCCTGCAAGCCTACGCCGAGATTCAAAAAGAGAAAGCCGCTTTGCAAGCCCTTAACAAAGAGCTTATAGAAAGCAAGGAAACGCTCGACGAAAATTCAGATGCTTGGAAAGTTATAAACGTTCAGATAAATCAAAATAATATACAGATAAACAACCTTAACGACCAAATGGCGAAGTCTAAGGGGGAGTTTACAGATTTCAGTGACGTGTTGAGCCTTGCAAACGGTGGCCTCTCGGGTTTTAAAGAGCGAGCAGAAGCGGCTGGTGGCACAGGGCCTTTACTCGGTAACGCTTTCAAAGCCATGACTACGGGGCTTTGGGGTATGGTGAAGGCCGGACTCGCTTTTATTGCCACCCCTATAGGGCTTGCGCTTACCGCAATAGCCGTTGTTATCGCTTTGGTAGTGGGGGCGTTTAAGTTTATGGTCGCTTCTATGAACAGCACTGAAGAGGGCAGCAACAAACTTGCAAAAGCAATGGCCTACGTTACCGGCCTGCTTAATGGTTTTTGGAAAATAATAAAACCGTTGGGCGAGTTTTTGGGTAAAGTATTTATTGCCTACCTTGAAGCGGTGGGCATGGCGCTCGACGAATTAAGCGAGGGCATTGCTAAAGCCTTAGACTTTTTAGGTTTTACAGAAGCGGCTGCAGACCTGCGCGGCTTTAAAGAAGAGCTTAAGCAATCCGCTATCGCTGCCGCCGACCTTGCCGCCGCTGAGGCAGAACTGCAAAAGATGCAACGCGAAGGGCGTAAGATACAACTTGACTACCAAAAGCAGGCAGAGAAATTAAGGCAGCTGCGCGACGACGAAAGTAAATCGATGGGCGAACGTGTAAAAGCTAATGAACAACTGGGCGCAGTGCTTAAAGAGCAGGCTGCCGCGGAGCTTGCAATCGCTAACCAGGCGTTACGCGTTGCCGACCTGCGTATAAAATCGGAAGGGGAAACTACCGAGGCTTTGGACAAACGAGCCGAAGCCCTTACTAACATCGCGGATATACAGGAGCGCATCACCGGGCAAGAGTCCGAGCAACTGGCAAACCTAAACAGCCTGCGCAAAGAGGCTTTCGATAAAGAAAAAGAACGCCAGCAGGGCATAAGGGATGCAAGGCAGAAAACCCTTGACGACCTTATTGAAAAACTGGGGCTTGAAAAAGAAATATACGCCCAGGCTACAGAGGGCAGGCTGCTTACTTATGAACAGGAATTTGCAAAAGCTGACGAACTATACAAGCGGCAACTTGAAATTATACAAAGCCAAAAAGCTGCTAATGATGCCGCAGCGCAAAACGATTACGCCGCCAGTAAAAAGACCGGCGCGGATAAGTTGGCACTGCAAAGGCGTTTAAACCTTAACGAACTTGAATTGACCGCCTCAAAAAATGAGGCGCTTATAGCTTTAGAAGCCACAAAACGTGAAGCAATAATAGCCGAAGCTGATTTAGAACTTGAGCATCAAAAAACGTTAGCCAAAACAAGGCTTGACGCTAACAAGTTCCTTACTGACGAACTTGTACAACAGGAAAAAGACAGGCTCGATGCGCTTAACCAGCTTGAAGTAGATAACTTAGCACTGAAATACAATAACGGGCTTATCGCTGAGCGTGAGTACCTGGACGCGGTAAATGAGTTGTACGCCGCTAACGATAAAACGCAGGCAGAGCTTGATACGCAGCGCCGACAGGCAGAACAAGACCAGCAGCTGCTCGACCTGGAAAACCAAAAGTCGCAAAAGGCTTCGGAGTTTGAAGAGAATATGAAAATTGAGCAACTGCAGGCAGATATTAAACGCGAGCAGGAAATAGCCAATGCCAAAAAAACAGGTGCCGATGTAAGTTTAATAGAAGACAAATTTGCTAAGGACAGAGAAGACCGGGAGAAAGCAGTACAGACTTACAAAATGGACCTTAGAGCGCAGGCACTCGGCAACCTTTCAACTATATTTGGGCAAGAAACCACAGCCGGTAAACTATTTGCGGCTGCACAGGCCACTATCGATACCTATGTAGCAGCGAATAAAGCGTTAGCGGCATACCCGCCGCCGTTTGGTGCGATTGCAGCGGCTGCGGCTATCGCTACAGGTATAGGCAACGTTAAGAAAATCACGTCAACTAAAACCAAATTCGAGCGTGGCGGCTTGCAGGAGGTAGGCGGCAACCGACATAGTGCCGGCGGTACGAAGTTTACCGGTTCTGACGGTACCCAGTTTGAGGCGGAGCAGGGCGAACTAATCGGCGTTATGAACAGGAACGCCGCAAAGCACTTCATGGCCTTTAATAATGCCTTCCCGGCAGGAGCAGGAAGCGCACCAAACTATTTCGCCAGTGGCGGCTTTGTAAACCGCACCGAGGCGCAGGGCGTAAACTTTGATATAGACGAACTCGCTATGAAGATTGCAGCGGCTAACGCCTCAATGCCTGCGCCGATAGTAGCCGTCAGCGACATTGCAGCGGTAACGGGGAACCTGGCGAAAGTGCAGCAAAATGCAAATTTCTAAAAATAATTTTTGGTTATTACAAAAATAGTTTTATATTTGCTTATAATTTAAAAGCAAAAACCATGTTTAAATTTATAAGTTCCATACTACGTTCTATTTTCGGCGGGTTCGATAACGATAGTTTCGACGCGGTTATTGCTGACGCTAATCTGAAGTTGGTGCAGATAAAACTAATTAAAGCAAAAATAACAGCAAAAAAAGGACTTGACTGCGAAAAAGAGTTCGCAGATTGGGCAGCCCTGAATGAGCAACTAAAGCACGTAGACGAATATCTTACTAACAGCATTAATATCTTAAAACCATGACAATAAAAAACCTATTAAACTTCATTGTTATAGAAGTTGAAGCCGGGCGGCTAAGTGAAGACGCCGAGGTGCACGTATTTAATTCCGGCACTTCAAAATACAGCAGAATAAGAGATATCGAAGTTTACGCCGGTAAGCTAGACCTTGAGATTGTTAGGCATGAGTAAACTTAAAACCATACTCACAGGCTGGCGTAACTTTCTCGACAAAAGCGATGTTACCGAAAAGAAAGCGCAGGAGCGTGTAAGGGTTTGTGCGGCTTGCCCACACGCTAAACAAGGTAAGCTACTGGCGTTTATAAAAGACGACCTTAAAGAAATTGAGGGGTACTACTGCGATATTTGCAAGTGCCCCCTATCTGCTAAAATTCGTAGCAACGACACCTGTCCCGAAAACAAATGGTAGAAATATGAAGCTGACAAAAGACGAATTAGAAAAAAAAGTGGCGCAGTTAGAAGATGAGCTACATGTGTCTCAGAACTCAGTTGACTACTGGATTGAGGAAAGCGATAAATGGCAATTACTTTATCAAAACCTTAAAGATAAAATAGACGAAGACCCTTTTTACCCAATACTGCACGACTGCAGCCTTGCCCAGGAACTTGCTTTAATTGATGCGGTAGATAGAATATTATGACCGGAACCAACTACGAAATACTGCTATCAATGGATAGCACCTTTATACCGCTTGTAGCGAGGGGCTTTATCCCGGTGCAGTATATCGAGTGGAAAACTTACTACGAGTTTTTCAAGTGGCAGAGGGAGCAGGGCCACAAAACGGAAAAGGCGGTTATGCTTACCTGTGATAAGTTCCCAATTAACCGCAGGCAGGTATACCGTATAAAAGCCTGGATGGAAAGTATAAAATAAACCATAATAAATTTTAGTAAAATGAGCGAAGTAAAATTAGGCGTAAAGGCCAAAGATTTAGTAACAGGCTTTGAAGGTATTGTTACATCTAAAGTAGAATATCTTACAGGGTGTACCCAGTTTGGGCTTACCCCTCCTGCGAAAGATGGTAAAGTAGAAAGTATCGAATATTTCGACGGCCGCAGGCTGGAAGTTATCGGCGAGGGAGTTAGCCCCGCAGCAGTTACGGACGAAAAAGACCCCGGAGGCCCTAACAGGGATATGCCTATGCGATAGTAACCCTACCCGCTGGCAAGTCGAAGCCATTAAAGCAGTACACCGCGCCTTCGCAACGTACACACCCCTAAGTGAACAATAGTAGCTTAGGGGTTTTTTAATGCCTTATTTTTGGCACTGATTTGTTAAAGCGTTTTTATACATTAGCTGCATGGTAGGCAACATTTATATTAACGGCAATATCGGTAACTGGGAGGGAGAACCTTGCACCCAATTAACCGACGTTGTTAAACAGATAAAAGCATATCCCGAAGCTACAGCGTTCAATGTTTTCATAAACAGTGAAGGCGGTTTTGTTAAAGACGGTATGGATATTTATAATTACCTGGTAAGTTTAGGCAAACCCGTAAATACAATAGGCACCGGAATAGTAGCGAGTATCGCAACTATTATTTTCATGGCGGGTTCTACCCGTACCATACGCCCAAACACCCGATTCATGATACACTTGCCATCGTTAAATACGCAGGGTACCGCTGATGAATTGGAAATGCGCGCTAAAGAACTTCGCACTATAGAAAAAGAACTCATAAACTTTTATACTACCGAGCTGGGGCACCCTGCTGAGGTTATACAACCGCTATTACGCGACGAGTCATTCCTTAGCCTCGACCAGTTGGAAACTTTGGGCTTTATAACTTCTGCCCCGCTGCCTATCGCAGCAAAAGCAAATCTGAATACTAACAAACAAGATAATAAAATGGAGGACAACAAAAAAGCGGCCTTTGTCGATAAAATGCTTAATAAAATTTTGGGCATGTTTGACAGCAAACCCGTAAACAAATTAGTGCAGGACGCTACGGGCGTAGAGCTTGACTTTACCGAGCTTGCAGACGGCGACCCTATCGAGGTAGGCGCTATGGCAATGGTTGCAGGCGTTCCTGCTGAGGGCGACTACACGTTGCCCGACGGTACCGTTTATACTTTCGTTGCCGGGGAGCTTACAGCTATAACACCGGCCGGAGTAGATACCGTTACACCTGAGCAGGCTAAAGCCCTGGCAGACGAAAACGCAGCCCTGAAAGCGGAAATTGAAACGCTTAGAGCTACCAACAGCGCCAACGAGCAAAACCTTGCCGAGATTAAAACCGAGGTAGTAAACCTTAAAAGGGCTATTACTACAGGCGGCGCACCGGCTGGCAAAGTAGACGGTAAAAAAGAACCAGTAACCCAACCTGCAAGCGGCTACAAGGCTGCACTTGACAGGGCTAAAAACATCAGAAAATAATGGCGACAGCATTTGACAACGGAACGTTTACGTTCAACCCCGAAGAGCTTAAAGACCTTAAGCAAATCATAAACGAACTTACCTTTAACCACCCGTCTATAAGTGACGTACACTATGTGGAGCAGGGTATTAAGTACGATAAGCAAATAGTATTTGCCGCACGTATGGGGCTACTAGGTAAAGCGCTTGAAAGCTGTACGCCAAACGCGGCTGAAGGCATAACCCTTACAAATAAGTTTTGGACTCCGAAACTTTTTGACTTCAGGATAACACATTGTTCTGCTGACGTAGATTCACAGGACAAACTGTTTAACCAATGGCTGAAGGTAAACCCGGATTTCTATAACATTTTTGAAGGCTCAGCCTCAAGTGTTGGCGCGTACCTTGTCGGCCTTGTTGAAGAGGCAAGCCGCGAGGACATACTTACAAAAATTTGGTTTAGCGATACTACCGCGGCCACCTATACCGGCAGCGGTGTATTTACCAACGGTACCGACCTGGATTTCTTTAACGTTATCGATGGCCTGTTTAAACAGATATTCGTAGACGTGCCAACGTCCGCCGCAAATTACGTGGCTATCACTAAAAATGCAGCTGCTACTTACGCTTTACAAGCCCTTGCGGCTGGCGAAGGTATGGCAACGCTTAAAGCGATGTATGGCAAAGCAGACAGCCGCCTACGTGGCGCTTCAGGTGTTGAGTTCCTTGTTACTCGCACCCTATTTGATGCTTACCTTAACGACCTTGAGTCTACGCAAAACACCGGCGCAGGTAACACGTTTATAAACGAGAAGGGCCAGCTTACCCTTACGTACAGGGGCATACCGGTTAAGTTGATGGATATATGGGACAACACCATAAACACTTACCAAAACAACGGTACTAAATGGTACAGGCCACACCGTGCAATCCTTACCGTTCCTACGAATATACCGGTAGGTACACCAAGCGAAGGCGACTTCGGTTCTGTAGATGCTTTCTACGACAAAGTAACTAAGATGAACTACGTAGACGGTGCCTATGGCCTTGACACGAAACACTTACAAAACTACCTAACTGTAGCGGCTTACTAAGCCGCTACTTTTTATAACCTTATAAAAGATACGTAAATGGCAGTAGATTGCACAGGCGCGCTAACCGCCAATATAACATACGACTGCGCTAACGCCCCCGTGGGCGGCATAGAGCAAAGCGTAAAGCTGATTAACCAGGCAGATATAGACTATGCCGAAACTACATTCAGCTCAACAAACCCGGCACTTATTACAAGCCTTGTGCTTAAAGCCGATGCACAGGCTTACACTTTAACAGGCGTTAAGCAGACGAACGGCAAAAGCTGGGAGCTTGTTAAAAAAGATAATGCCCCTGATAAGTTTATGCACGCCTTTAGCGGCGTGATACTTAACCCAAGTGCAGCCAATAAACTACAAGCTTCTGCACTTGCCCAGGGCTCGCGCTACGTTGTTGTAGTGGAACAAAAATGGAAAGGCGTAAACAGCGCTGACGCTTTTGAAGTGTTAGGCATACGCGCCGGTCTTGAGATTGCTACCATGACAAACAACAGCGCGGAGAACGACAACACAATAGTTTTAACACTTGCAAGCGCAAGTGGTTTTGAAGAGCCTAACATGGCAGCCACGCTGCTTGAGACAGATTACGCAACTACGTTACTGGCCTTCAATAACGACTTTGCAGCCGACTAATGGACTTTACTAAAATGGATATTGCCGCCGTCATGTCAGGAGTTGACTCCGACGGCGAGCGATATTTAAGTAAATTCCTGAAAGAGTACAAAACTTTATACAATGAGGCCGTAAATCCCGGCTGTGCTAAATGCCTTAACGGCTATTTAATAAAATATAAAAAAATCATGGCAAAAAAAGAAACAAACGCCGATAATGGCGGCTTCGTATTGCATAAAAAATACGAAAATATATTAGTCGCAATAGAGGGCGAGCCGTCTGTTTATGTGAACAACACTAATATTACCAAAGAGTACGGCGAAATAATTTTAGCCCGTAAAAACGGTGCCGCGCTTTTTGCAAAACTTCCTGAAGCAGGCGAGGCCGCACCGAAAAAAGAGGCAAAACCTAAAAAAGATGCAAAGCCTAAAGCCGCACCGGTAGCGCCTACTGAGTCAGCAGAACCTGAAGAGGCCGAAGAGGTAGAAAGCACTGAAGCTGAGAACGAAGACGAAATACTTTAATGCGCACATCCTTATTTGAAATATTCAAACGTTTAACACCCTGGAAAAAGGGTGTTGACGTTTATGGTAACGACGTTGATAATATGTACCCTGAAAGGATGGACCGGCTTATCAACAACAGCGTTACCGCAAAGAGCGCTGCAAATATAATGGTGCAGTACTTACTCGGCAAAGGATACGGTCCTGAAGCCGACAGCATAATAGTAAACAAACAAAAAAATATTAAGCTAATCGATTTCGCCGACGACCTCGCCGATGACCTCGTTAAGCACCGTGGCGCGTTTATATCTGTTGGGTATAACGCAGCCTATGAAATTGACAGCCTGGCGGTGGTACCCTACGAGTGGTGCCGAGTTGGCAAAAAAGACAGCACCGACTATAACGGCAAAATTGCGGTTAACAGGCTTGCATGGAATGAACCGAAGCCTAAAGAGATTGAGCTTATAGACGTGTACAACCCAAACCCGACAATTATAGAACTTCAAGTTGAGAAAGCCGGTAGCTGGGAGGCTTACAAAGGGCAAATACTATTCGTTAATCAGGATAGTAAACTTATATACCCCCTTAGCCGCATAGACAGCGTGGCAAACGACTGCGATAGCGAAGCACAGGCGGCCATATACAAAAACAGGCTGCTACGTAAAGGCTTTTTTGGTAATACCCTTGTGGTTACCCGCCCGCTTGTTGACGAGCACGCCATAGAAAAATATACCGATACAGCACAAACAATTTTGTCCCCGGCGTGGCGTGAAGCCGAAAGCGAACGTGAAGCATTCCAAACAGCGATTAAAGACAGCTTAGGCGCGGAAAGTGTCGGCGGGGTTTTGTGCCTTGAAATGGACTTTGCCGGCGAAAAGCTGGACGACGCAATACTAATAAAACAGATTGACAGCAAAATAGACGACAAGCTATTCAACTATACCGAGAACAGTGTCAGGGAAAACATACTTGTAGCATTCAACAACCTACCCGCAGGGCTTTTAAAGACCAGCGATAACTCTATGTTTGGCAATAGCGGTACGGCTATTATTGAAATGAAGCGAACTTACCAGGAAAGCACCACTAAGGAGCGCAACCTGCTTACCAATACACTTAACGACCTTGTTAAAAGAATGACAGGGCGTGAAAATACAGTCCTACAACCCATTTTATTGATACAGGATGCCGCAACTACTGATAACCCGCAGTGATATAGCCCAATACAGGCAAATCTCTACAACGTGGAACGAAGCAAAGCTAAACGAGCTTATACTTGACGCGCAAATGCTTGACGTAGCCCCACTGCTAGGCGAAAAGCTGTACAATAAGGTGCTTGCAACGCCAGCAGATTACGTCGAGTTACTGGACGGCGGCAGCTACACGGTAGACGGCACCGCGTATACAAGCTACGGCCTTAAAATGGTATTGGCGTACTACGCTTATGCCCGTGTCGTGATGCTTGGCGACGCTACGGCAACCCCTTTTGGGTTGGTACAGAAGCTTAACAATGATGTAAGCCGGCCTGTAAGCGATAGCCTGCGTAAAAGCACATGGCAAATAAACGTAGACGGCGCTTCTAAGCTGTGGGATAACGTGCGTAACTATCTGGTAAGGACAAAACAAGCTGACTACGCCGCAAATCATTGTATTGTTGCCCCGCGCACGGGCGGCTTCCGCATTAAAAAAATAGGATAATGGTAGTTATTTCTACATACAGCAATCGCGAATTTTATTTCAATGGCACCCGCTACCTGCGCAACTACATTAGCCGGGTATCGGGTACTAAAGTAGCGATATTCAACTGCTACGAAAATGCCGACGTACTTGTAGAGCCTTTAGAGTTTGACCAGTTCAATATCGAGGGCGAAACGTTTGCCGATGCTAACGAGGTGCAAGCTGCCCTTAACCAAATCATATACAGCCGCGGCACTTTAGGCAACGACGTTCCGGAGCTTGTGCAGGATAACAAATTTAAGGCCGTAAATGTAGCGATTGATTTAGAAGACGACAAAACAGCCATTGCTACAAAAATAAACGCCCTAGCGGCATATAACGTTACCGAGTTTGAGAATGTACTGTACATCGCGCAAACGCCCACGGGCGAAAGTCCTTCACGTTATGCCGTGCTATTTGCTAAAGGTCAGGGTAAAGGCACCTACGGTAGTGGGGCAACTCAAATAACGGCCGGTAACTTTGAGTTTTTAAGTGACGGCATAAGCGGCACCCCCGCCATAGACCAGGACAACATCGCAAAATACCGTACCTACCTGATTGATGGGGCAGACTATACCCCGACGCAGGTACTTGCCGCAGTAAATGAGGGACCGGCCTTTACGATTACTGAAAAGCAGTTATACTGGATAACGTCCTACGCTAAAACGCCAAACGAAGGAGGTTTCGGCTTCGCACTATCTAACGGCCGAAACTGGAAGATTATAAACAAAGGCAAAGGTACATACGGGAGCGGCGGCGTGGCTTTAACCCTAAGCGATTTGAGATATAACGGTGTGGCCGATTTCTCCGCTGCGGATATAGCCGACGACCCAACAACGCAGATAATACCCTACGGGGCATTGACAGGCCAAACTATCGAGGACTGGCTAAATGAGCAGAACCCGGCAATTGCGATACAGGGGCAGGATGAAGGATACGTATTGTTTACCGGTAGTATTGACGGAACCGACATAGATTACCTCTTTGCAGGTGCCGCCGGTGATTACGGTTTAGGTGAAGACCAGGCAACCGCCGAAGACTTCCAGGCCATACCACAGGAGGTCACCCCGTCGCCAGCTTCAGGGCAAATAAAGATATTGATTGACGAAGATAACCCAGGGCAGTATCAAAGTGATGCACTTGTAGGCCGTTCAGTAAATGCGATTTTAGCTAACGGCGTTATGTATGACGACTTTAGCCTGCCGGCAGAGTACGATTTTAATATTGCCACGGGGCAAATATCAGGTATAGAAGGCATCGCCTCTGCAAACATAGTAGTATTTTATTCTTAACTAATATAATCATGAGAAAACTTTTTTACTTATTATTTCTTTTACCCCTTGTAGGGCTGGCGCAGAATGCGACAATAACCTCTACGGGTACAACAACTTCAGTTACTAAATTTAACGGTGGCGTATGGGCTGACAGGATATTAAAAACGCCTGTAGTCGATACCGCTTCGCTATTTCCAAATATCGCTAACCTGGGCCGCGTACTTACTTATAATAACAGGCTGTACCATCACAACGGCACCTACTATAAAAAGCTGGCCTATGCGTCCGATTACGAATTACCGTCGCTGCAAGACGTTATCGAAGTAAACCCATACGCCACTTATGCAGATGAGGTGCGCATAACTTCGGGGGCGGGTACTATCTTTACTGAATTTTCACTATCCCCTACCGTATCAGCTTTAACGCATAGCAGCGCCGCAAACTTTAGCCAAATAGCATTAAGCAACCACTTTGTAGGCTTAAGCGCTGTAGATAACCAATTAAGCATTAACCCCGATAGCGCAAGTATAAACAGCGCCTTCGGTGTAGGTGCGCCGGTAAACCCCGGTGACGCTGTCAGGCTAAGCGATTTGGAAGCGGCTACTACTGGAACGTTTGTGCCATTAGGGGGTACTACAACGCCTGTTACTGGAAATATTGAATTTGTAGAAGGCGCATACATTCAAAACACAAGCGATGGTATAAACAGATTATTTTTGAACGATAATACAGTTGGTTTATTATCATATAACCCAGGCACTGAATATACAACAACCCTGCAATTATCAGGAGGTTCAGGGAGCGAAATAGCGAGTGATAACCCAACATTCGTAGGTATAGAATACGGAGCAGATTATTCAGCTAATTACACAAGCCGTTCACTCGTAGATAAAGGGTATGTGGATGGATTAGCAGGCATCCCCCTAAGCGGCACGGTAAGCGGTAGCCCTGTTACGGGGAATATTGAATTTCAAAATAATAAAGGGCTTGATTTTGGGCATACCGGCGATGGCTATGGATATAATGGCAGGGTATATGGCGAAGATAATAATATCTTCCTACTTATAGACAACTACACCGATAGTAGCGTATCTTATCTTACACTAAACACGGCTGGCATAAACATTGGTGGTGATTCCGCAGATTTAAAAGGAATTTACTCGGTATCAGATTTCTCAGCGGTTGACCCAACCAATAAGCTAATATACGCACAAAGGCAATATGTAGACGATGCGGTAGCGGCGGCAGGAGGCGGTAGCCAAACTTTAGACCAAACGCTTACCAACGGAAGCACTACAGGGCAAAGTATTACTTTTACAGATACGGGAAGCCCGGCTGGATTGAACGGCAGTACCGCAGGATTTGTTAAATTTTCAGGCGGTAATTTATTGGTGGGCTCAAACTCAACCAGCAGTAAGGTAACAACCTTTAAAGACCACGGTATTGAATTAGGCAGCGCCATAACAGATGGTATTAAAGGGCTTGCCGATTATTCAGCAAACTATACCGCAAACTCATTTGTACAGCATGATTGGGTGTTATCGCAAATACCTGCTACAAGTTCATTTTTAGTAAAAGCGAATAACCTTAGCGACCTTACCAATGCAGGCACAGCACGAACTAATTTAGGGCTTACGACACTGGCTACAACAACGCCAGGTACTAACGTTGCTACGTTCCTTACAACACCTACAAGTGCTAATTTAGCAGCGGCGGTTACGGACGAAACAGGTTCAGGGGCGTTAGTGTTTGGCACCAGCCCTACATTCACAACAAGCATAACTACGCCAATAGTAGCCCCCGCAGCAACTTCAGGCAGCACAGTAGGTACAACATCACTTCCGTATGAAAACGTGTATGCTCAAAACGTATACCGTCCTACAGGGGCTATGATGATAGGTACACAGGCGAGTAATTCATTAGGCTTTGCCACAAATAACGTATCACGGTGGAGTATAGCGAGCGGAGGGGCATTTGCGCCTGTTACAAATAATACCTACACTTTTGGAACATCTACATTGCGCCCTTCAATAGGGTATTTCGTGGCGCTTGACTGTACAGGGCAGGTAACCGTAGCTACTCCCACAGCGAGCGATAGCGCCACAACAAAAGCCTACGTAGATGCGGGCGCTTACGGCTATGCTGTTAACGCTGCTACTACCGGACTATCTTCTGCAACGCTTAACAGCACTTATCCAAACGTTCCGGTAGGCTACAGGGTAATATGTGGCAGTATAACATTAGGCGGGGCTATATACACTAAATATTCAGAAGCAGGAAGCAGCGACGTTTGGTTGATGTGTAGTGCGCCAGTTCAACCTTAATTTATAATTATGAGAACAAAAATAATAAACTGCCTTAATGGTATATGGGCTGCCCTGATAATTGTATTTGTGTTTAAGGGTTCTGAAAGCATGCAGGGGGTTGAGCAGTGGCAATACACTGTAGGCTGCTCATTATTTGGCGTGTTAGCCGCGTTGCCGCAATTTGGTTTTAACTGGCTACAATCAGGTCATACGTGGGCAAACGATAAGACTGAGATATTATTAGCAGGTGTAGCCGGGGTTATTAGCGGTTTTATTCTATCTTTTTTAGCGGCTGGTAGCTGGATGTGGATAACCGCAGCCGGGATATTATTGTTTAATTTAGCCTTATGGAAATTGGGTGGTAAAATATTTGGAAAATGAAAATACTACAAGATAACATTAAGCCGATACTGGCTACCTTTGTAAATATTATGGGTTTCGCTTATTTTTTTGTTTGTCTTTTTTCGCATGCAAAACCCGACCCTCAAATCATAATAGCGATAGTAGGCACTATGTCGGTAGTTAACTCTTATTACTTTGGGGCGAGCACCGGCGCAAGCAAAAAAGACGACGTAATACAACAATTAACAGAAAATCAAAAATAATGCAGGAAAAAATTAAAATTACAGTTACGGCCATTACGCCGCAAATTAAAACCGACCTGTCTAACAAAGTTCTAAACGACCCGCTGTATAACGGTTTTGACCTTTATATTAGTGGCGAGTTTATAGGAGGGAGGCCGAAAGGTGGCAGGGGTTAAAAGCCTTTGGATAGTATGGATTGCCGCAATTGTTTTAGTTGCGGCATTTCAATTATGGAATATACCGTATTTCTCCGAAGCAAAGGGCTTTCCTTGCAATCTATATTTTACAGGTACGGCAATAGCATTCTTTTTATTTTGCCTGTTTATTTTTATTAACTTTCGGACAAAATTTATATCTGTTATATTATTAGGGCTTTCTTTTAATAATCTGATAGACGAGTTATTTTTTGACCCTACAAAAATGCAGTTAAATGAATTGTTATTTACTATTGGTATTATTAGCTTTGGTGTATACAGGAACACACTTATTAGAGGAGCTGCTCGCAGCAATAATAAAGCTGCTACCGATGGCCGTGTCGGCATCGGTAGCCGTAACACTTAGGCTAATCATGGAAGCAAAGAAAAATAAAATAACCAAGATAGATATATTTCTATCGTATGTATCTGCGGTAGGCATAAGCTACATATTTTATCCTGCTATAGTGGAGTACTCAAAACCTGAGTTTATCCCCCTATCCATAGGGCTTGTAGTTTTAAGTGGTAACCAAATAGTGAATTACGTTGTGTACAAATTAAAAATATCCTTATTCTTAGGTTTGTTCTTTGAATGGGCTTACAATAAACTTAAATTAATACTTGGTATCAAATGAGACTATTATATTTTATGGTACAGGCATGGGTAGTATCTTTGTCGTACCAAATCGTAGACGAAATAATTAAATACTGTATAGCATGCAATTAACTAAAAACTTTACGCGCCAGGAGTTCGATTGTAACGACGGTACGCAGGTACCCGAGCAATACATGCCCAACTGTAAAAAGGTTGCCGAGAACTTGCAGGCCCTGAGAGACTACCTTAAAGAACCTGTTTTAATAACCGGCAGCGGTTACCGTACCCCTACGCATAATAAAGCCGTTGGCGGGGCTAAAAACAGTCAGCATCTATATGCTAACGCCGCAGATATAAACGTGCGCAGCAAAAGCCCTAAGCAGCTTGCAGCTGTTATAGAGAAACTTATTAAGGCCGGTAAAATGGAGCAGGGAGGTATAGGAATTTATAAAGGCTTTGTGCATTACGACAGGCGGGGAACTAAAGCCCGATGGTAAAATAAAAAAAAGCCCCGCTATTACCTGGGGCTTTCTGTTTTCTCAAATGTACTCAAACGTTAAAAGTATGGAACTGCTTATCGTCCTGACAGAGTACAAACATACAAAACTTTATTTTATATGCAATTAAAAACATTAATTATTTTACTGCTGTGTCTTACAAGCTGCGACGTGCAAAGGCAGGTAGCTAAAACCAGTAGCAGCACCGACACGCAGGAACAACTAGAGCAGATCACACAGCGCAAGGGCGACACGGTAACCTATAAAAACGTGCTGCATGTAAAGGATACCACTATCTACACCGTAAACAAGCAGGGAACGACACTAAGGACCGTTTACGATAGCAGCGGTAACGTTAGCCAGGTAGATTGCTTTTCGTCTGCCATAAGCGAGATATTGAAGTATTCTAAAGATATGCAGCAGGCCAATAGCACAAAGGATAAAACCGAGTCGGCAAAGTTCGACCCTACTTTTATATACGTTGCCGGGGGCGTTATTACTGTAGTGCTGTGCTTCTGTATATTTCTGCTGTACCGCACCATAAATCAAAACAGTAAAGTTTTACAGGGTTTAGCGTCGAAGCTATTATAAAAATACTATATTTGCACAAAGGCTTTCTTTACATGGTTTGAAAGGCTTTTACCCAAAAGAGATACTTCGGTATCTCTTTTTTTGTGCCTATGCGTAAACCATGTAAACGAAGTATCTCATTTATGGTTTACGCCTAAAGCCTATATTTTACAGGGCTTCGCATCAAAATAAACCATGTAAACCATTATTATACTAAAAGATTAATATTATATAATAATAGGGGATATACAATACATAACCCGTAATAAGCACCCGTAAATGCGTATATACGCCTATAAGAGATTAACGTTTACATGGTTTACGTTTCTGTCGTTTTAGGGCTTGATATATTGATTTGCAAATACTTGACATGTAAACCATAAAAAAGCATGGTTTACGCTGAAAATAAAGTAAAAAATATTTTTGGTTTTTATAAAAATAGGTTTATATTTGCTGAAGTAAAAAACAAAGAAACCATGCTAAAGTACATTGAAGTGAGTAATTGCTTAAGTTGCCCGCATTATTCGGAAGAGAATAACGTGTATCGGCACGGAACTACCGGGTACTTAAGTTTATGCGGCGCTTTAAGTCAGGAAATAGAATTTACAGATAAAGCCGACACACCTTCGGTATACGAACGAGTAGCTAAAAAATGCCCTTTATAAACTAAACACAACTATGAACAACCTAAAAATACAAGAGGCAATTACCGCCAGTGGCTTAGATAAGCCCGCTATTGCAGCACAACTATTCCCGTCTAACCAATACCCGGTTATGGCCCTTGACAGGGTTATGAAGGGCGACGGCGACCTTAGCTCAACGCAGATAACTAAACTATCCGAATTGTCAGGCATGCCGGTTGCTGCTATATTTGGCGAAACCTGGCGCAAGGCAGAAAGTAATGGCAAGCTAACCCGTTTCACAAATGGCGAGTATACCGCAGAACTCGACCGTACCGACTGGACTACCCGAGTGTACCACAATGCCGAGCTAATCAGCGAAACGGTTATACACAGCGGCACTATGGCGCTGAGTGTTTACCTGCAAGAGATTGAAAAGATTATAAATTCAAAATAAATATTTTAAAACCATGAGTACACACTACAGGCCAGCAATTACCGAACCTAGAACCGTTTTAAATCCTATGCGCTTTTGGGTATCTATCCAAAACAAATACTTTAAAGGCAAAACGCCTTCAGGGTATCGCTTATTGAATAATTCAAATATTAAATAAACCATGAAAAAATTAATTATTTTTGGCAGCCTACTTCTTTTAGGTTCGTGCGCTAAGTTAGATTACAGCGTGCAGCAGGAGGTTAGGGAGGAAAAACTTTGCACGTATATTTGGAAATACAACCGTTTATTGGGGGAAAACGACATAGTTTACTATCGGTTTGATACCCTTAACCTCGCTACATTCGACAGCGTACAGCAGCTAAGACTCAGGCAAGCAGATAGTTTACTCGTAAGATTTGAAAAACTTAAATAATTTTAAACACTTAAATAAAACCATGAAAGTAAAAGTAACAATTGACCTGGCAGACAAGGCACAGGCTGCAGCATTTCAAAACCTTGTAAGCGCACAGGCGGCAGCGGCACAGCAGAAACCTATGTTTTTAGAAAAGGGCTACGGTAAAGGCGGATTAATACCGACCGACCACACCTTTACCGCAGAGCGAGTTTTATCAAAAGAATTAGAGGAGCAGTATAAAGCGGACATAGCGCAGTACGCCGAGGCTAACCCACCCCCTACTGACGAAGATGTGGTAACCCTTATGCAACCGGCTACAAAGAAAACCCGTGCGCCACGTAAAACGCAAGCAGCCGAAGAGCAGCCTGCCGATACCGCCGCAGCTGAAAACGTTGAGGTGAACGAACCCGAAGAGGTTACAGACGCAGCAACGAATATTTTTGCTGAGAAACTGGCCGCTAAAAAAGAACTAGCCGAAGAGGTTGTGCATGATGAAAAACCTAATAACCCGGTAGAATACACCGAGCAGGAAGTGCGCCAGCTTGTAGCTGATAAGGTTAATGCGCACCGCCCGGTAATTGTTGCAAAGTTAAACGCTTTAGGCAGCAAAAGCGTAACACTACTGCCTAAAGAAAAATATGGCGAGTTAGTTGCCTTCTTAAACGGGTTAGACTAATGGACGCGGTAGACCACGGAGCCAGGAAGCACGCCCTGCTTTCGGCTTCGTCTGCCTCCCGTTGGCTGGCCTGCACACCCAGCGCACGGCTTGAGGATAAATACATGCAATCGAACAAAGAGAAGCCAAATGTATTTGCAGACGAGGGAACGCTGGCGCACGAGATAGCGGATTTAAAGCTGAAGCTGTACACAAACGGCATAAGCGAAACGGGTTTTAAAAAGGAAGCTGAGAAACTGAAAAAACACCCACTTTTCTACAAGGAAATGCTGGCTGAAGTAGATGTGTACGTCGACCTTGTACTTGAGACTTACGGTGCGGCAAAACACGAAGACCCCGCGGCCCTTTTATTTATCGAAGAGCGTTTAGATTTTTCGCACCTGGTAGAGCAGGGCTTTGGTACAGGGGATGCATGCATAATTTCCAACGGAGTACTTGAGGTTATCGACCTTAAATTCGGTAAAGGTGTAAAAGTAGATGCCGATAATAACCCGCAGCTTATGCTGTACGGTGCAGGGGCCTTAGCTGCTTATGATTTCCTTTACGACATTCACACGGTACGCCTTACAATTGTGCAGCCCCGGCTTTATCACGTATCTACATGGGTTATAAGCGTACAGGACTTAGAAGCGTGGGGGCAGAAAGTAGTAAGGCCACAAGCCGTAAAAGCTTATAAGGGCGAAGGCGTACAGAAAGCAGGCGACCACTGCAAATTTTGCAAGGTAAAGGCTATGTGCGCTACACTTGCCAGCGTTAACGTAAAACTCGCACAGCACGAATTTAAAGACCCGCACTACTTAACCGACCAGCAGATAGTCGATGTATTCAAGCAAATACCGATGCTGGTAGACTGGGCTAATGCAGTAGGCGATTACCTGCTACAGCAAGCCCTGCAAGGTAAAAAGGTACAGGGCTATAAAGTTGTAGAGGGCAGGAGTAACCGCCGATGGGTAGATGAGGAGCAGGTAGAGGCGGTATTGTTTAATCATACGTTTTTAGAAGAGGCAGAGTATACCGTTAAAAAACTTGCGGGCATACCAGCGATTGAGAAGCTATTAGGTAAAAAAGAATTTACCGAAACGCTGGGCAAGCTGGTAGATTTGCCACCTGGTAAGCCTACGCTTGTACCTGATACAGATAAGCGGCCAGCGTTCGACAGAACGGCGCAGGCTATTAACGATTTTTCTAACGATATAAACGAATAGGCTATGTATTGTATTGATAACACGGGTATAGCTTGCGCGGTTATAGTTTTCGGCATAATAGTAGGTGTCGCCATACTACTTATAAGCTCGCATATTTCCGACGTGAAAGACGAAGCGTATTACAAAGGTTTAGATAAGGCTGGCGAGTTTTACAAGGCGGGCTACGGTATAGGCTTGAGAGCCGCCAAAAATAAGCGCAGACCAAAAACGAATTAAAACTATTTTTATAAAAAAGTAAAAATAGTTTTGGCTAATTGAAAATAAGCAGTACATTTACAAAAATTAATAACAACAAAATTTACGAGTTATGAGTACAAGAGTTACGACGGGAACGGTGCGATTTAGTTACGCGAACGTGTTTAAGCCAAAGGCTATAAACGAAGGGCAGGAGCCAAAGTATAGTGTCGCTATACTGATACCTAAAAAAGATACCGCAACGGTTAAAAAGCTGCAAGCGGCTATTGACGAGGCTATCGAAACAGGTAAAACGAAATTAGGCAAGTTTGTGAAGACTACCCTAAAACTACCGCTAAGGGACGGCGACGAAGAGCGCCCCGACGACGACGCGTACAAAGGGCATTACTTCATCAATGCCAATTCTACGCAAAAACCTGGTGTTGTAGATGCTTCCCTATCTGAGATAATTTCGCCCGACGAATTTTACTCAGGATGCTACGGCCGTGCCAGTGTAAACTTTTACGCTTTCAACACAAACGGTAATAAGGGTGTAGCCGCAGGGCTCGGCAACTTACAGTTTTTGAAAGACGGTGAAAGGCTTTCGGGAGGTGCTTCAGCAGAGCAGGACTTTGCAGAAGACAGCGACGACATTTTGTAGTTAACCGCTTAGGGCGTGCGTATTTAAACGCCCTATTTATTAGACCGGTTTGTGTAAGGGTAGCACGCTTTCACATAGAAATAAGTAGGGGTTCGAAGCCCTTGCCGGGGCTCAAAATACCTCACGCCTGTATTTTATTTTTATCAGCGCTAAAAAATACAGAGTTCTTTAAGAGGGTACGGGATAGAGTAACTCCTGATTTTATAACCGGGACTCTTGAAGCGGAGCAACGTAAGAGGCAAAAGTTAAATCAAAGCCTTTAATACTTTTGCCCCCGGTTTTTTAATTTGTAAATTTCAAACCATGAAACTTCACATTGACATTGAAACGTTCTCAAGCGAGGACATTAGAAACGTTGGCGCCTATAAGTACTTCGAGTCTCCCGACTTTGAGATATTAATGGTAGCCTATGCGTTTGACGACGGCCCCGTGCAAATCGTAGACCTTGCAGCGGGTGAGGTATTACCCGAGTTTTTTATCTACTCCCTAACCGACCCGCTTGTAGAGAAGTATGCCCATAACGCTAACTTCGAGCGTAACGCTTTCAAGGCGTACGGCTATGAAACGGATATATCAGAATGGCGATGCACGGCAATTAAATCCCTTTATTGCGGTTTACCTCAATCCCTGGATATGGTAAGTAAAGCCCTGAAGCTGGAAGAGAAAGGAAAATTATCAACAGGTAAAGCACTGATACGATATTTTTCTGTACCTTGTAAGCCCTCAAAAGCTAATGGAATGCGCAGTAGAAACTTTTATTTTCACGACTCCGTAAAATGGGAAGAGTTTAAACGCTACTGTATTGCCGACGTTGAAGCCGAAAGGGAAATATGTTCACGCCTTGCATACTTTGAAATACCTGATATTGAGCAAAAGGCTTACACCCTTGACCAGCAGATAAACGATCGCGGTGTGCGCATTGATACGCAACTGGCAAGTATAGCGGTAGCAACTGACAAAAGATTTAGCGAAGAGCTAACAGTACGCATAAAGGAATTGACCGCCCTACAGAACCCAAACAGCCCGGCGCAGTTAAAGAAGTGGTTAAGCGATGCAACAGGCACAGACATAACGAGCCTTACTAAAGCAGCAGTAAACGACCTGCTTTCTGAAACAACTGACGGGGCTGTTTTAGAGGTTCTCGAGGGCAGGCAAATGCTTTCCAAAACTTCAATAAAGAAGTATTTAAAAATGATGGACTGCGTTTGCGCAGACGGCAGGGCGCGCGGCCTGTTCCAGTTTTACGGAGCGAACCGCACAGGCCGCTGGGCAGGCAGGTTGATACAGTTGCAGAACCTGACGCGTAACCACATGAGTAATTTAGACGAGGTGCGAACAGTACTTTCTTTGAATGAATATAAAAAGTTTTTGTATTTAGTAGACAGCGTGCCGCAAGCATTGTCAGAACTTGTGCGCACGGCTTTAATACCTTCAGAGGGTAAGACCTTTGCCGTGTCAGATTTCAGTGCCATAGAGGCCCGTGTATTATCGTGGCTTGCTAATGAAAAGTGGCGGCTTGACGTGTTCAACACGCACGGCAAAATATATGAAGCGTCTGCTGCAATGATGTTCGGCATACCACTTGAAAGTATTGGTAAAGGGTCTGAATACAGGCAGCGGGGTAAAGTGGCAGAGCTTGCTTTGGGCTATCAGGGCGGCAAGGGTGCTATGGCAACGATGGACAGCGAAAAGAAAATACCTGAACACGAATATCAAATGATAGTTGATAAGTGGCGCAGGGCAAACCCTGAGATTGTGAAGCTATGGAAAAAGGTAAACGATTATGCAATTCATACTTTAGAAAATCCCGGCAAACGTTTTAAGCTCGATAAATTAACATTCGAGTATTCGCAAAAGGCGTTACAAATTGGCCTACCTTCGGGGCGTAAATTATTTTATTGGGACGCTAAACTCGTACCCGGTAAATTCGGCGGTAGCTCTATAGCTTATATGGGTATGGAGCAAACTAAAAAGGTATGGGGGCGTATCGACACCTACGGCGGCAAGCTGGTAGAGAATATCGTGCAGGCCATATCCCGCGATTTACTTTCTGAGTGTATGCTGCGATTAGACCAGCGAGGGGCTAAAATAGTAATGCACATACATGACGAGGTTGTTGTAGAGATTGGGGGCGTATTTTTAACCCTTGAATTTATAGAGCGAGAAATGGGCGAAGTGCCAAGCTGGGCAGCCGGGTTGCCACTTAACGCAGATGGATATGTTACTAACTTTTATAAAAAAGAATAATGAAACACTCTGTACACTTAGGCGATTGCCTCGAGGTTATGAAAAGTATAACGGCCGGTAGTATAGATATGATACTTTGTGATTTGCCTTATGGTACTACTCAAAATAAATGGGATAGCGTTATTCCTTTCGCCCTTTTGTGGGAGCAGTACGAACGGGTTATTAAAGATAATGGCGCCATAGTTTTGACGGCTGCACAGCCTTTCACTTCTGCTTTAATTATGAGTAATACTAAATTGTATAAATACAATTGGGTGTGGGTAAAAACACAAGCTAGCGGGCATCTAAATGCGTGGAGACAACCAATGCGGAGTACGGAGGACATTATCGTTTTTTATAAAAAACAGTGTCTATATAAGCCAATACTTGTCGATAAGCCCGTAAAAAATATAAGACCGGTATGTAGACAAAGTGGCACAAAAAGTGAAAACTATGGGAGCTATAAAGTAGGCGTAGGCTTTGACCGTAAATGCCCCCGGGATAAATCTATGCCTGATACATTACTAAAATTTGCAAACGACCAAAACGGCATGCACCCAACCCAAAAGCCTGTGGCCTTATTCGAGTACTTAATTAAAACATATACAAACGAAGGCGATACCGTTCTCGATAACTGCGCCGGCTCAGGAACTACAGGAGTAGCCTGTGAAAATACTGGCCGTAACTCTATACTTATAGAGAAAGAGCAGAAGTATTACGATATTATTTTAAACCGCCTTTACCCTGATTTATTTTAAACCATGACAGATAAAATAGACATAGCAACCGGCTTGCGGTACAACTCGCCAAGCTGGAAAAATAAAAAGGTTACGTGGCCTGAGCTTGTGCAGATGCTAAGCCAAACGGTAAAGACGAACGAAACGCTTAAGGAGTTCTTAGGTGCAACCCGTGAGGAGCAACTACGTATCAAAGACGTAGGCGGTTTTGTGGGGGGCTACTTAAGAGGCGGCAAGCGTAAGCACGACACCGTTGTACACCGCCAACTACTTACGCTCGATATAGATTTCGCCCATAAGGATTTTTGGCAGGACTTTACGCTTGCAATGGACTGCGCTGCCGTGTTGCACGCCACGCATAAACATTGCGAGGCTTCGCCCAGGTACCGACTTATCATACCGCTTAACCGTGAATGTACGCCCGACGAATACGTAGCAGCAGGCCGTAAAGTTGCAGGGGATTTAGGTATTGACCTTTTCGATAATACTACCTTCGAACCTAACCGCTTAATGTTTTGGCCTTCTACTCCTAAAGATATGGAGTACTATTTCAAAACGCAGGCAGGCCCTGCGGTAGACGTTGACGAGGTGCTGGCCACTTACGCCGACTGGAAGGACAGCAGCCTGTGGCCTACCTCACAAACTAAGTTCGACCAGGTACGAGCGCACGCCGATAAGCAGGAAGACCCCGAAACTAAAAAAGGTATCGTAGGCGCATTCTGTAGGGCGTACACCATGACTGAGGCAATTACTAAATTCCTTACAGAAGAGTACCTGCCTACTGATATAGAGAACCGCTACACGTATTCTAAAAGTACAACGGCTGCGGGGCTTATTGTCTACGACGACAAATTCGCATTCTCGCACCACGGTACAGACCCGTGCAGCGGCAAGCTGTCAAACGCTTTCGACCTGGTACGCGTCCACCGCTTCGGGCATTTAGACGAAGGGCTTACCAGCGGCAAGGCTACCAAAAGCTACAAGGCTATGGACGACTTCGCCCGTGAGGACAAGGCCGTGCGCAAGCTAATTGCTTCCGATACCCTTAGCGATGCGCGCTACGACTTTAACGAGGATATGCCCGAGGACTTAAGCGAAGCAGACCCCGAGGCTGAGGACATTACTTGGATGCAGGACTTAGAAATCGACGGGCGTAAAAATTACCTGTCGAGTGCTACAAACCTCAACCTGATATTTGCCAACGACCACAGGCTTAAAAAGTTGTTCAGGTTAAATGACTTTGATAGTAAGCGCTATGTGTTTAATAACCTACCATGGCGTAAAGTGCCAAAGCCGGAACCCGTACGCAATGTAGACTACTCTGGTATTCGCAACTACATCGAAAGTATTTACGGTATTACCGGCGCGCAAAAGATTGAGGACAGTATAAGCCTGGAATTTGAAAAAAACCACTTCCACCCAGTAGGGGACTATTTAAGGGGGTTAACGTGGGATGGGGTGCCGCGTATCGATACGCTGCTTATAAACCTATTCGGGGCAGAAGATACCCAGTACACCCGCGAGGCTATGCGTAAATGGCTGGTAGGCGGGGTAGCCCGTGTGATGCAGCCGGGCATTAAGTTTGAGCTTGTGCTGGTATTAGTTGGTGCGCAGATACAGGGGGCGGGTAAAAGTTCGTTCCTGAAGGCGTTAGGCCGCCAATGGTTTAGCGATAGCTTCAGCACGCTACAGGGCAAAGAGTCTTTCGAGCAATTGCAAGGCGCATGGATCATTGAAATGGCAGAACTCGCCGGGCTAAAGAACGCCGAGGTAGAAGGCATAAGGCACTTCATATCTAAACAAGAGGACTCGTTCAGGCCAGCGTATGGCAGGACAACCGAGACATACCCACGCCAAAGCATATTTGGCGGCACCACAAACCGGCGCGACTTTCTTAAAGACCCTGTAGGTAACCGCCGCTTTATGCCGATTGATACCAAACCCGTAAAGCTGGTAGATAACCCTGAGTTATGGGCGTTCATAAATGACGAGGCTACTATTAACCAGGTATGGGCAGAAGCCGTAACGCTGTACAAAGCCAAAGAGCCGCTATACTTAAGCCATGACGCCGAGGCAATCGCAGCAGTGGAGCAGATGAAGCACAGCGAAACTGACGAGCGCAAGGGCATAATCGAGCAGTACCTTAACACGCCGCTGCCTAAAGACTGGGATAGTAAAGATGAATACGACCGCAGGGCGTATTTTGCTGACCCGCTTGTAAAGGGTACTGAAGCACGGGAGTACGTTTGCACTGCTGAGATATGGTGCGAATGTTTAGGCAAAAAGCGTGAAGACCTCGACCCCTACAAATCCAGGGAGCTGAATACGATTGTAAGGAATATAGAAGGCTGGGAGTTTATCAATTCGACCCGTAACTTTAGCCTTTACGGCAAACAGAAATATTATCAAAAATCTAATAAATAAAAACCATGTTAAAATTTAAACCTTTAAATATTACCGAAGAGGACATACGCAATCAACAAGACCCTGAAGTATTGAGAGATTGGCAAGAGGCTATGCTTATAGAATTAGCCGAAGTTAAAACAAGAGTAGCCTCTATGAAAGCCAGAGCAACGGAAGGGAACTACGCCCCTCCACGATACTATAACTCACAGCAAACCCTTCAAAGAGCCATAGGATTAATGATTGAAATAGTTAAAAGGCAACTATCAAAATTTAATTCCGCCAACCCTAAAAGACACATAAACCATTACTTTGTAGAAGCAGCACGGGCGGTACTTTCTCCTGAAGTATTTCAGCAGATAAACCAACAAGCGGAAAAAAATTTCAATGAGTAATGACACTACAAAGCAAAATTAACTTTGAAACCCCCGAAGAGTATGAGCAGTACCGTAAGCGAGAAAGTCGTTTGGAATTCATTGAAGCGTACCGTAGAGGACGGGCTGAACGGATGGCTTATAAAGCTGCCTACAATCCATATAACAGGATTGCCTGACGGCCTGTGCCTGTTACCCGGCGGGGTAGTTGTCTTCGTGGAGACGAAGCGTAAAGGCAAAACGCCGACAAAGATACAAACTTTAGTACATAACAAATTGCGACGGCTGGGCTTCCGCGTTGAAGTGGCAGACACCGCCGAGCAGATTAAAAATATATTTAAACCATGAGAAACGCGCAACTAAAACAGAAAGCTATACAGAAAGCTATACAGGAGGCGTATGGGGAGCATTGGGAAACAGTTAAAGACTTTGTGAATGCTGATGGGTGGATTAGAGACAGGGATGTTGATTTAATTTCAGATACGCCTATGCAATTTAGCACACATGATAATGCTTGGTACGACACCCGCCGCCCGCTATCGCTTAAAGGCATTGAGTCTAATATGGGCTGGACACGCATAGAGCCTGACGGTAGTAATTTGCCTGCTAAATCAGGCAAATACCATGTAGTGTTTAAAAGCGGCAACACAGACATAGCAACCTACAACGATTTTTATAATAAATGGATGGTTACGGGAGCTCATTACTTATCCTCTACAGGTGACGTAAATATCACCCACTATCGCCCCATTATTGAAGTACCTAAACCCGTTTATTAATGAACGAGTCAAACCTGCACGGCTACCAGCATACAGCTGTGAGCCACATAATGGAAAATACGCACGGGGCGCTGCTGCTTGAAATGGGCTTAGGCAAAACAGTATCGACCCTTACCGCTATCAACAAACTTATTTATGAAGAGCTGGAAATAAACGCCGTGCTTATCATAGCCCCTAAGCGGGTTGCTGAAAGTGTGTGGAGTTCTGAGATTGGCAAGTGGGAACACCTGAAGCACCTGCGCATATCAAAGATACTGGGCAACGAGAAGCAGCGAAAGGCTGCCCTGCGGCAACCGGCAGACGTGTACACCATAAGCCGCGATAACGTAGCATGGCTTTGTTCACAATTTGGCGGCACACGCACCCCGTTTGATATGCTTGTCATTGACGAGCTGAGCAGCTTCAAAAATCCCCAGTCTGTACGCTTCAAAGCATTAAAGGCGGTGCAGCCGTCCTTTAGCCGTGTTGTCGGCCTTACAGGTACACCCGCGCCTAATGGCCTTATAGACTTGTGGAGCCAAATATATTTACTTGACCGGGGTGCAAGGCTGGGTAAGTTTATAACTACCTACCGTGAAACGTACTTTAGGCCCGATAAGCGTAACGGCTCGATAACATACAGCTATAAACTTGAAGAGTCGGGGGAGCAGCAAATCTATGATAAGATAGGCGACGTATGTATGAGTATGAAGGCTAAAGACTATTTAGACTTACCCGAGCGTATTAATAACATTGTGCGTATCGATATGCCTGCGGATCTGCAGAAGCAATACGACGACTTTGAAAAGGAACAGGTTATGAACCTGGTAAGTGCTGAGGGCGACGACAAAGAAATAAGCGCACTGAATGCCGCAGCGCTATCAAACAAGCTATTGCAGTTTGCCAATGGGGCCATGTACGACGAGAACAAAGTTTACCACGAGGTACACGATTTAAAGCTGCTGGCTTTAGAGGAACTAATCGAAGCGGCCAACGGCCACCCGGTGCTTATCGCATGGACATACAGGCACGACCGGGATAGAATGCTCGAGAAGCTAAAGAAGTACAAGCCGCAGGAGCTTAAAACCGATCAGGATATAAACGATTGGAACGCTGGTAAAATACAGGTTATGATGATGCACCCCGCCTCAGGCGGGCATGGCCTTAACTTGCAGGCAGGTGGTAATATAATTGTATGGTTTGGGCAGACGTGGAGCTTAGAACTCGAGCAGCAATTCAATGCAAGGCTTGACCGACAGGGGCAGAAAAACGCCGTTGTAGTCAACAAGCTGGCCGTCGTTGGCACTATGGACGAGGACGTGCTGAAAGCGCAGGAGACTAAAGGCGATAACCAAAACCGACTTATGGATGCCGTAAAGGCTAAAATTAATAAATATTTAAAACCATGAACCAAGTAAAAGAGTTTTTAGATTACCTGCTTAATAGTGTAAAGTTTTGGGTTATAGTGCAACCGTGGGAACAGGGTATTAGAGTACGTAAAGGCTCAAAGGTTAAGCTGCTTATAGCGGGTATGTATTTTAGAATACCATATTTAGATAGTGTGTACATACAGGAAACTCGTTTACGTGTAGCCTCTCTGCCTATCCAAACGGTTACGTCTAAAGACGGTAGCGCAGTAACTTTGAACGGCGCTATTGGTTACAGTATAATAAATATAGAGAAACTATACAACACTCTTTATCATCCTGAAACTACTATATCTAATATGGCGATGGGAGAAGTCGCGGACTACGTATTTAAAAATCCCATAGCTGATACTGACCCTAAAAAAATAGAAGCTACGGTACTCAATAAATTAAATGCTCACGATTACGGCTTACAGTTCGACTATTTTAAAATTACGAGTTTTGCAGTGGTAAGGACTTATAGACTGATACAAGACCAGGCTTGGGTAAGTGAAGGACTAAGCATGTCAGAAAAGAAATAATGTTCAAAATAGCCAAGCACAAAAATAAAGCCCTTTGCCCTGCTTACCGGTGCGGCAATAAGCGAGGTACAAAGAAACGTTTCTGCCCGAGGCACCACCACATGCACCAGGCAGAAACGAACCCGCTGGGTTACACGTACAGCCTGCTAAAGCAGAATGCTAAGAGACGGCGTAAGCGTTTTGTTTTGACTATAGAACAATTCAAAGCGTTTTGCGACGAGCATAATTATTTAGCGCTAAAGGGTAAGACGGCTACCAGTTTAAGTATTGACTGCATAATAAACGAAATAGGCTACGAACACGGTAATTTACAAGTACTTACGTTATCTGCCAACTCCCGTAAAGGTTGCGGCTATTGCCCATTTTAAAAATTAGTTTTAATTTTTATAAAAAATAGTTTGGTATTCTCGATTTTGTTTTTAACTTTGCTGATATAATTAAAAACAAAATAACCATGTCAAGAAGATTATCAAACTTAAAAGAAGGAGAAAGTTTTTACTTAGCTACTTCAGAAAACGAACTTACGTTTTTAGAAAAAACAGCAAATGGCAATACTATATTTTACCGTTATCAAGACGCGGACGGCAAAACAGTGGCTACAAAAAACGATTATTTTATAATGTAAACCATGGAAACAATTATTAAAGCATTTCTTATAACCGCTTTCGTTGGCCTGATAATAGGTGTAGCGGTTATCCCGCCCAGGTTCGTAGTTGTGAACAAAGCGGGGTACTTCAACCCCTTTAAGAAAAGGGTTTTTGCCTTCAAAGTAGTAAAAGAGGGCAGGCTGTACTATCTATATTTTACAGGGGATAACTGGCTTTCGCAGGTACGTTACACCCGATTAGGTATTTTTAGCGTTAATGATAACGTAGTAAGCTATAACACTTCCGGCTTCATAACTGAAGCAGGGGCGCACCGTGAGGCGTTGCAGTTCGATAATATCAGGTCAGTACTTAAAGACCTTAACCGCATAGAAAATAAAGTAATCCAGTTAAACAGTAAGAAATAATGAAAGTAGATAAAGAGAATATCCTAAAAGGTGAGGTAGCGCGGCAACTTAGAGAAAGTACGGGTTCGCAAGTAGTATCAATCGCAGGGCTTGACGTAGCTACTTTTGGCAACCTAAGCACGGGGTACGATAAAGACAAAGCACACGCCCAGTTATTTGCTGATGCACTGGAAGCGCTCAACCGTACAGGGCTAACGCCGAGTGAGCTGGCAGATAGCCGAGACGTAGCAATACAGAACGCGTTTATACGCGGGCTTGAAACTAAAGAGTCCGATATTTTTGTGCTGCCTGAGAAATGGGCTTTGAAGTGTGAAACCGAAGAGCAGGCTGCGGAGTTCCTGCCATGGGTAGAAGCTAATAAGCAATCGAGTATATTATACGATGTGCACATGATTTTAGATAGGCTGTTCCACTACCCAGCGAAAGAGTACGCGCATTGCCGAGAAAGTTTAAACTGGGAAGGCTACACCGAAATTACTTTCGAGCAGTTCAAGCAGCACGTGCTTAAGCAGGAGCCGGAAGTTAAAGAGCAGCCTGCTGAATTGTCTGACGTTACGGGTTTTTCTATAATAGACTATAGCGTGCCCGGGCAGTACTTTATAAGCCCTTTAAATAATGTGGTAGTTAATGACGGAAAGCATACGGCTACTCATTTCGCGGGTACGGTAGTTAAGACCGCGGGTAGTACGCACGTAGGTGCCTATTCCGATAGCTACCCTAAACATATGTGGCAGCCGTATAAGGGTGAGCCTATTATCCATACGCAAGAGCAACGCTTTGAGGCCGTGGTAGCGGCAAGGCTGGAAGCCATACGGGAGCTGATACTCGTAAAGGGCAGGGAGTACCGACGCAACGGCGATGTGTTCCATAACTTCAATGCCGGGGGTAAGATGTTAGGATGTACACCTGAGCGTGCGCTGCTGGGCTTTGCTGCAAAGCATTTCGTGTCTGTAGTTGACTTAGTGAACGACCTTGACAGTGGTAAAGTACCTGCCGAGGCGGTTGTAAATGAGAAGCTGGGCGATGCTATGGTGTACCTGGTATTACTTGAGGGGCTGTTTAAAGAACGATTAAATACTATATAAGTTATGAATAGCTCGCCGAGTAGTTTTTTTTGAGCCTATAGATCGATGCCCGACATGCGGAAGCCCCTGTGATATAGAACTTGACTTAGACGATAACGATAATTGTAATAATTGCAGGATATGAAAGCAAACTATAAAGGCAGCGAGGTTGATGTTATCCGCTTCAACTTCGCATCGAAAATGGCGGATATTAATTTAAAAGGCACTGATACTACAGTGCCTTTTTTATCACTTACGGATATAAAAGCAGAGCAGGGCGAACCGTTTTACGTACCTATCGGAAGGCAGGACAGGGGCAAAAAATACGTGTGGGCTCAGGATAAAATGACGGGTATTTATTACGAAATTATATCAATTAATATGCAAAAACGGGCCGTAAGGTTGCAGGCTCCAGGCTTAAAAAAGCAGGAATATTTCGCTGTAAACAGTCCTGCCCAAGTAGTAAGACCCCTCAATGATGTACTTTTTTTAAGCAGAAAAGCGGAGCCGAGTGTTAAAATTGAGGGGGCTTCAAAGTTTTCCAGTCAGTATAAACTTACAAGAATAGTATTGGCGGGGTACGCGGTGCACTTTTCAGGGCAGCAAATCATAGCTAAAAACAGCTTGCCTGAAAAAAAGGGAACTTTAACAGTAGTGTACCAAAGAATTTTCGGTAAACGTACGTAAACGTATATGGTTTACGCTGTAACCCCTGTAAACACTGGGCATTTCATGCCTGTAAACCATGTAAACGATAAAAACCCCAAACTTTTGAAAACAGTGATTTGCCAAAAAACGTAAACCATGTAAACCATGTAAACGTACTATGGTTTACCGGGAAACCCCTGTAAACACTGGGCTTCACGTCAAAATAAACCATGTAAACCATACTATTACTAAAAGATTATTTATATAATAATAAGGGAATATATACACATAAATGCACCCGT